CCACAAGCTGGTACTGAGTTACGAGAGAAAGGTGACAAGAAACTAAAGAGTAAATCATTTATGAAACTCTATGAGCGCAATAGGCGTGCATATGAGACTCTTATAAGGAAGACTCAACAGGTTGCTGCACACAGCATCACTTTTGAATCTTCACTAGTTCCTACGAGGAATAGGCCCCAATCTGGTATCGAAGGCGTTTCTCTGATGAACACGACTTTGAACGAGAGGTCGCAAAATATCTCGTTCTCTTACCAACTCGAAACTAAGATGTATGTCGTAGATTCTGAAATTGACTCCACTCGGAGGCTTCAGGATTCTAATGACGCTTCTTTGGGCAACTTCTTTAGTCGCCCTATTAAGGTTCGTGAGTATGAGTGGTCAACTTCAAGCACTCTTGCTGAGGAATTCAATCCCTGGCAAGACTTTTTCGAGAACCAAAGGGTTATTGATCGTATTACTACATTCAACTTGTTGCGGTGTAAGTTACATGTCAAAGCTGTTATTAACGGCAATGGCTTCCAATATGGTCGCGCTGTTTTGGCGTATAATCCTCTCGCTGTGTTTGATGACTTGTCAACTCATTCTGCATTGGTTTCAGCTGATTTGGTTCAAACTACGCAGTTACCACATGTGTATTTGGACCCCACCACATCAGCAGGTGGTGAATTACTACTTCCATTTTTCTATCACAAAAATTACCTTAGTATTCCTGACGGTGATTGGACTGATATGGGACAGTGTTATTTACGGTCTCTTAATGCCCTCAAGCACGCAAACGGAGCAACTGATGTTGTTACCATTAGCATTTTTGTTTGGGCTGAAGATGTATCTTTGTCTGTGCTTACTAACACGGACTTTGTAGCACAATCCGGAAAAGAAGTGGATGAAGCTAATAAGACTGGAATGATTTCTGGTCCAGCTTCTGTAATTTCAAAGTCAGCGAAGACATTGTCTGGCATTTCGGCTATAGCGCCGTATGCTATGGCTACGTCTAAAGCAGCTGATGTAATAGGCGGCGTCGCAAAGATGTTTGGTTATTGCGCACCTCCTATAACAAAGGCCCCTGAGCCTTTTAAACCTTACAATCATGGTACATTGGCAACTACTAATACACCACAGACTATCAATAAATTGACTGTGGATGATAAGCAGGAGCTAACTATAGATCCAAGAATAGCCGGTTTGTCAGGTGATGATCCGTTGAATATTAGGAACATCGCAAACAGGGAATCGTATCTCACCCAATTCACATGGGCGATTGGAACGGCTCCTGAAACATTGTTGTGGAACACTCGTGTGACTCCAGTAACATGGGCTGAGACAGGGCTCACCCCAGAATCATATCTATTTCCGCCTTGCGCGGTAGCTGCCATTCCATTTAAATATTGGACTGGCACCATGAAATATAGGTTTCAAATAGTTTGCTCTACGTTCCACAAGGGACGTATTAAGCTCGTATATGACCCTAATCATATAGATACGGTTGAATATAACACGAATTACATGAAGATTGTAGACATTTCGAAAGAACAAGATTTCACTATTGAGATAGGTAATGGCCAGCCATTTACACTACTCGATCATGCTAATCCTGGTGCGGACTCTGTCACGGAGATTTACTCCTCGACCAACTACACCACTAATGCACCAGGCAATGGAACATTAGCTGTATATATTCTTAACGAACTCACTACACCTAACAGTACTGCCAATAACGATATTCAAGTTAATGTTTTCGTTTCGGCAGGAGACGATTTCGAAGTATTTGTGCCCGACTCAACGGACATCTCAAATTTCGTTTTCAAACCTCAATCTGGTATGGAATCTTCATCGGACATTGTTCCGGAATCTCAAGGTACTACGGAACCGTCAGCTCCCATGCAGGAGATGGCGATGAGCTTAGGACCAGGAGAACAGGATTTAACAGACATCAACAAAGTTTTTGTCGGTGAATCTATCGCGTCCTTCCGGCCGCTGTTAAAGCGGTGGGCGCTCCACGCAACAGAGACGTTGCGCACAGGTAACAGTTATACTGTTGGCATTCGTTGTATGATGCCCTATTTAAGGGGTAACATTACCGATGCTGTACATTTGACTTTAGCTGCTGCGCCGTATAACTATTGCAACACCACACTTTTCCATTGGGTGCGCTATGCCTTTCAAGGGCACCGCGGATCTATGCGATGGCGTATGATGCCGCGTAGAACTCGAACTACGTCGGATGAATATGCCGTCTATATGCAGAGAAACCCTCTTGGAATCGGGGCGGAATACGTGAATGCGTCAAACACAGTCACGGCTTTACCGTCCAAATCAGAAGCTGCTTACAACTCAGTACAGGCTGGAATTTCCACCCTAACCACGGCTGAGTTTCCAACGACAGCATTCGATGGCACCTCGTTCACAAATATTATCGTGAATGATGTAAGTGAAATCGAAGTGCCCTGGTATAATCTCTATAGATTTTCACCAGGGAAGGAGGAAAGCTACACTGGAGTCGAGACCTTCGACCCCACGTGG